GCCCCCGCTCACGGCTCGAACGTGAGTGCTTGCCTATCGGGGTGCACGATGGCTACATTACAATTCTTTTATATTGTTTTAAGAAACTTATTAACAAAATAAACTTGCCCCTTACCCGTTACCTTAGGTGTAATTGTGGTGTGCATTACGCCACCATTACCTGAGCGTGTACCTTTCTTTAATTCAAATAGTCCTTGCTCAATGTATTGTTGATTAGGAATATTGTAGTACTCACCTCGTGTACCTAAGTAGTGGTTTTCTCGTAACCATTTAAATAACCTCTTTTCTCCTATCTCATAGCCTTTTTGAGTTATGAGTTTTGCCAATTCACCAATAAGGCAAGACGATTGAGAGCCTATTACTGTATCGGCAAATAATACCTTAGGTGCTTGTGCTTGCAGTTGCTTTTGTTGTGCTTCTATCTTCTCTGCTTGTTCGGCTGCTAATCGCAATGCTTCTGAAAATGATTGGGGAATTTGTTGGTGCGCTTGTTCTTTTGCCTCCAATTCTGCCCAACGGCGATTTACTTTAATACGCAACTCGGCACTATATCCTGTCATTAGGTCGAATGTTTGCATTTTGGTAAGGCGGTACTCTCGGTGTTGTTGGTTACCCGTGTTTGGGTGGGTATAATACCCCTCCCCAATTTTGGGGAAGCCCATTTTTTCGTAATTTTCATTAAGAGCGTCACAATCTCTTAATACGTGGTCGTGTCTTTTGCCTGTTAGGTCGGCAATCTCACGGCTTGACATTGTTTGTCCCATTTTGTTAATTGTTGTTATTTCGTACATATTTCAATTTTTTAATAATATTTTCCTTGTAAATTATTCACTTGCTTTTCTATCTCATTCAGATACGCCAAATCATCAGGCGTTGGTAGGTATATACCTGCTTCCTTGCTGGCATAATCTCTGAAATTATCAATGGCGGTTGTCATCTCCTTAGTGTCCAAACTCGCTGTACTTCGCCACGCTTCTCTTATCTCGCCTGTTTTACGGTTCACATACTCGGTACGGAATATCTGAGGGTTAACAATCTTCTTAAACATCTCTTGCTTCACATATTCGGGTGTTTCGCCGTATTCTAATGCAAACCACGCAAAGAGGAGGTGAATGTAATTATTCTGTGAGTAGGTGCGTTTAGGCTTCTTCTCGGTAATTTCAAAGGTCTTTTTCTTCTCGATGAGAAACGCTAAACGCTCCTTTGCTCTTTGTATATCAAACTCGTTGGTTGCGTTGAAAATCATACTTTATTGTCTTTGAAAGCAAGGCAGGAATCGAACCTGCTACTATCCCTTTTGATACTTGCTTTTTGTTGTGTTAATTACCTAATATTAACAGTATTCAACATTCAGTTTCTTTGATTTTTCATACACAACCTCACCATCTTCAGTTACTTTACTAACGTGAAATGCGTGTCCTTGCACACTGTCGGGTTCTTCATCTTCAAGATACTCAAAAGGACTTTCTTCAAAAATATCCATTGCTTCTTCATAGCTTTCTGCTTCTACAACCGCTGTGTACTCACTTTCTTCCACGTGGCTAAATTTAATTACATACTTTTTCATTTTTTATTTATTTTAAATTGTTTTCTAAAAAGGCATTCCGTCATCTTCTTGTGCGGGTGCTTGTCCCATATTGTTAAACATTTGCCCCTGCTGACATTGCGGTTGCCCTTGTTGTGGTGGGTGTGCTTGCGCTTGTTGAGGTGGAGCATATTGAGGTTGTTGTGGATAACCTTGTGCTTGCTGGTACTGTTGCTGTTGTTGCGCTACATTCGTGGTTTTAATGAGTTCAATCTTCCACCCTACAACTGTATTGAAGTACTTAATATCTCCTTGCTGACTTATCCATTCACGACCTTGCAGGTTAAAGTGTATCTTAACTATTTGACCTATACGCAAGTTGTCTAACAATGCGCAATTGCCTTGTGCAAATTGAATGATAATATCTTGTGGATATTGCCCATCGGTGGTGATAACCAAATCACGCTTTTGAAAGCCATTTTGTCCTACTGTTTCAGTAGCAAATATTACTTTAATTTGTCCTTGTATTTCCATTTTTCTTTAATTTTACTTATAATAACTTTTACTTTTATGCAGTTCTAATACTTCACTGCTTTCCTTTCTGTTCGCCTCGATAAACGCCCTCGCTTGTTGTATGCTAAGGTGTGTATTGATATTGCCGTAAGCGTGTGTGTATTCGCCATTTGCCTGTGCTTCTTCAATTGCCTGCTGTATATACTCCTCGCAGTAATTATGCTCAATAGCGTACAAATCATAACCTTTGGCGGTAATACCCTCCAAGTGCGCTGTATCAGTAGCGTGGAATATCTTTTGTCCGTCAGGGAGGAATATCCGCCACCCTACATTTGGCACGTCGTGATACAGCTTCACTGGTGATACTTTGAACGTCCCATAATCGTATAACTTACCCACTTGCAGTACATCAATATTGTTTAGCCCCTCCAACCTCTCTAAGAGGAAGTCAGCACAAGCAATACGCAAGGTAGGTCGCTCTGCTTGTAATCGTTGTAAGGTTCGCAATTTTAAATGGTCGCCGTGCTGGTGCGAGAGTAACACAATTTTTAAAGAACGTTTTACAGATTCTAAGGCTTTGAAAGTAACGCCACAATCTACCATTATTGCGTTGTTATAAACCACAGCGTTACCCTCGCTACCCGAACTAATAACTCTTGTAGGTATCATTCCCATTCATTAGTTGTTAAGTTATAAATACCTCGTGGGAAGTACTTCATTTCGGGGCATTCATCATATTCAAAAGCCCATTTTAAGCCGAAATGCTCAACCATTACATCTCTGGGGTTTTCGGCTGTTATCTTAATCACACAGTCGTGGTCTAATGTTTGCCCATTAAAGCGATATACGTGTGATTGTCCTAATGTAAAGTAATGTGTTTTCATTTTTATACGTCTTTAAAATCTACCTTATTAGCCTCTTCACTTAGTACCGGTTGTACAGGTTGTGCATTCTCCGTAGGTTCGTTTTGCTCGATAACCTCTGCGTCTATCACCACACGCCCTTGAGTCTCTACAACGCCCTGCTCTTCTTGGGTGTACATAGCCCCTAATTGCATTGGGAACGCCTCACGCAAGGCTTGCACTTTGGCTACTTTGGCTATCATTGTAGCTTTTTTGTCGTTCCAGCTACTTTGTTTCTTGTCATATTCGCTAAGATTAACTTTTGCCACAAAAGGCTTTGAACGGTCTTTTCTGTACACTTTTGCCCACGCTCCTAATATGTCGTCTGTAGGCAGGTGAAAATTACCCTCAACCTCTATTATCTCATTATTTCGTAATAAGATAAGCCCAGCCTCTAATCCGTCGTAACTTGGATTAGCTTCAGCACGCTTCATTAGTGCTTCTTTGCTAACAATCATTTGAGCAGGATTGTTTCCGAACTTAATGAGGTACGCCTCATTAAGAAAAGGGTTTAATTGGTTGTATTTACAAATACTAATGAACATAGCCACCTCTTGGTCGGTTACCGTTGCATTGCCCCTTGTTAAGTATGAGCGTACTATATTGTAAGATAGTTTAACAGGCTCGCCCGCTACTTTGTACTCTGTTTCTCCGTTTTTTGATTTTGAAGGTTGCGTTTGCAACACTGCTGTTTGTAATGTTTGATTTTCCATTGTGTTATAATATTTGAATGTTATTACTAATGATGTACTGTTTTAAGGCTTGTAATTGCTCTCTTGTGCCTTGCACTGTGAAAGTGGTTTGTATAACCTTGTTTTCGTCTGCTTGTGTCTCATTGGTCACTTGTGCAGGTGCTTGCAAAGGAGCGGTCTCTCTCGCCCTCTCTTCAGCGTCTAATCTCGCCTGCTCGGCTGTTGCTCGTTGAGCCTCGATACGTTGTAATTCAGCCTCACGTTGTTGCTTGCGGTATTGTGCATTCTGTATCGCTCTTGTAACATCAAGCGTTTGTTTATATTCAGTTAGCACTTCGGCTTTAAACTCATTAGGGTCGGATAGACTCTCTATGAGTTGGAGGCTCTTAGTTACCTCGCTTACAAAATTTGCCACCTCATCTTTGAGGCTCTTATCAGTCTTGCTAATAGTGATATTCAAAGGCAAGCGTTCGAATATGAGGAAGTCTATACCTTGCAATTGACAAAGCTCAGCGAAGTAGTCTTTGATACGTGTGGTTTTATCACTTATCAAGCGATTTTGCACCTCGTCTATTTTCGCTTTCAGCGTACTATCAGCCTTATCGTAATGTACTTTGATATGCTCTTTATATGCTTTCTCGAAGGCTTCATAAGGAGCATTTACCTGCTCTTTGATGAACTTACGCTGTGCCTCGAACACATCAAGTTCTTTGCGCAACATCGTACGAGTTTCTTTCGCACTTTTCCAAGTATCCTCAGTTACTAACTGATTATCGAGGTTCAGTTCAGCGATTTTTGCCTCAATTTGTTGCCCTACCGCCTTGATACGCTCGTATATGATGATAGGGGGCTGTTGTAATGTTATTAATTGTTCTTCTTTCATTTGGTTTGTATATTTAATTGTTAATTATTGTTCTTAAAAGAAAGTGCCGTGCGTTTGTTGTGATGAATTATGTACAGATTTAAGGATAACACGGCACTTTTCTACGTGTATGAATTAATTGGAGATTTTTCTAATCAGTTTGTTTATCTCATTACGCTTTGAGCGAAACTCGTGCATAAATTCACTATTGCTAATCTCTTGCACTTCATACTTGCTATTTTCATTTTGTTGATAGATATTAGCAGATATGTAACTTCTCATATTAATAGAAGTATAACCTACCTCTATGGCTGACAATAGTGTAAGATTTTCAGTAATGACTCTCTTTTCGTAAATTCTTATGCACCAACTAATATTCTCATACTTCACTCGGTAGCATTTACCTACTTCTAATATTGTTACTTGTTTTTTCATTGCTGTAAGATTTTAAACTGTTAAGAAACCATAACCGTTGTAATCGGCAAGCTCAGGCATTCGCTCTTCTTCTGCTATCTCCTCTCTATATCGCCTTTCTGCTAACATCTCTTGCACTTGCCCTTCAATGTCTAATAAGTCTTCAATTTCTGCCCATTGTTCATCTGTAAACTCAATAGGTAACCACTCACCATTTACCCTTCTGCTACTCTCGCTATAAGTACCTCTTGCATCAGCATACAGGATAAAATCGTAATAGTTGTCTTTGTAGCACAACCCCCATTGCTCATTGTTGCTGTTAGGGTCTGATTGCAATTTCTCAATAATGTTATTGAATATCTCGTCTCGCACCCTCGCAGTATCTGGGTGTAGTTCTTGTCCGAGTGCGTCGTTAAACGCCTCTCTTTCAAAAGGCACGCACTCATCATAACGCTTGCCCTCATAGGTTACATAGCCGTCAATTAGAAGAATTTGGCTATTTTGTTTGGTAGTTTCCATTTTTTGTTGTAATTTTGCCATCGTAAAAATTTTTAGAATTATTAAATTAATATTTGTTAAGGCGACGCTGGGAAGTGTCGCTTTTTTGTTAGCTGTTTTGTCGGTAGCGTTCGCACTCGGCAAAGAATTGAGCCTCATACTTTGATATATCTACCACTTTCTTTTGTCTTTTAGAAGACGGCTTGCTACCTTCCACAATAGCAAGCTCGTCATTGGTACGAATAATCTCATTTGTGAGAGTTCTTATTGTTGATTCAAGACATAGCTTTGTAGTCTCTAATTCTTTTATCTTACTCTTTAATTGTCGTATGTGCTGTTGCTTGTTCATATCTCAACGTTCTATACTTACTAAGTAGTGTTTCTTTTTCTTCTTCACTTTCAAACTCGAACAAATCATCTATATTGTCGGTTTGAACGAATTTCTTTAAAGGGATGTAATTTTCTATCTTCAAAAACATATAAGGACGCCTATACAGCCAGTGGCTAATAGTTACAGGCTGCTTACCCACCTCGATAGAGAAGTCAGCTATACGATTTACAATAATACTTCTTGCTTCGCTTGTTAATCTCATATTATTTATTACTTTTGCAACGTTAATTCTAACGTTTTAGTTTTACGGTGCAAAGATACAAACATTTACTAAC